TCAGCAGTGGTCTGGGAGCCGTCATGGAAATTATGAAAAACGTAGGTTCCCCATGTGCCAACATAGGAGCCTTCCCATACCTTTTCGTCATTCAGATAGATAGACTCTAGCGCGTCAACTTCATGTCCGGCTAACGCGATAACCATGTGCATGTATTTATTTTCTGCACCTGATGTATCAAGGAAAACAATAGAGCCGCCAACTCGCGCACGACCATACACTAGCTTTCTAGTTGAAGCAGGTTCTCGCACTGTGCTAGTTGTGCCAGACATTTGATTGCCCATTGATGGTTTAGGCATTAATGCCTGTGAAACCATTGACAGTCCCGCACCTAGGGCAAATGCCGCAAACAGTGAGCCACCTGCGGCGGCGAATGCCGCAAAGCCACCAGCCGCAATTACAGCTCCACCCATTGACGCCAAACCTGCAATTACTGCTGTAGCCATTTTATTTACCTAAAAAACATTTATGATAGACGCGCTCTAGAAGATTAAACCCTTGCTTCTCCATTAGACTATCAAACGGGAAATCAACTTTCATGTTTAATGTCATTAATGACGCACCTTTTTCTGCGCATTGATCTTGGGCAAACCTACATAAATCTGCACCAATAGAGCTTTTTCTGTATCCTTTCTTCACATAGAAAACATCAGTGGAGGCGAACAGATGCCCCTTATGATGTATGCTATTCGAGAGTAGAACTACACAATATCCTAGTAATTCACTATCTTTTCTAGCTGTGAATATATGCAAAATGCCAGACTGATCAAGCCTAGCATATTCTTTCCAATCAACATCAAGCGGTATAGTTTCCTGATTTGGCTCTGTCTCCATCCAGTGTTCTTGTAGGAGTGGTATCAAATCTGGTTTCGCGCTTAGTAGACTTTCATGCTTTAATATTATCACCTATGATCTCTCACTCCGCGCCTACCAGAACTACCGCCAGACATTGATGTTGGTGATACTCTACCCCAAACAATTTCCTTTTCTTGAATTTTAGCGACAAACTCAAATCCTTTATCTGCTGGGTGGTCTATCTTTTGATCTTCAGCGGTGTAGCGTCTGACAGCAGTTGTCTGGAATGCGATCAACTTGTTTTCTGCTGTTACATTTATTGTTGAAGTTTCGCCAGCGTCGGCGATTGTCATAACATCCATGAAACCACTGAACATAATGACTGGGCTAGAAATTAAATCACCGGCATCATCAAATGCGCCAAGCCTGATAATCAAAGGGCGACCCTGATATGGTTCATCCCTAGCAATCGTTAACAGTGACTGCTTGATTCCTGACAAGGTGACGCTTGCCCCGTTCGCTGTCAACTCTGTAGTTTCTTGTATCGCGCCGATAGATAACAAATCACCCGCACCGATATATGTATTAGAGTTAAAAGTCAGGTCGCCTAAACCAGACCAAAGGTAAACGCTTCCAGAGGAAAACTCCATATCTACCAGATATACAGGCCTGACAACCTCGGCTGTCGCTACCGCTTGCATTTCACTGCTAAGTGTTCTGCTCATTATAGTGCCTCAGTGAACGCGAAGCTGAATCCATATATAGAAGCAATATCTGTAGACCAGCCTATATCGTTGCTCGATAACCGCCAAAGACTTTTAGGGAGCGTGAAGTCTAATGCTGTTCCTGACGCTACGGCCTGACGCAATGGTGGCTGAAATTTTAATGTTCCTGCACCAGAAGCTTTCGCCTCTGTCACCATATATAGATAATCACCAACCTGAAAATATGTACCGGCTGGAACCGCACTAGAACCTGATGTGCTAGTCAGCGTTTCATCTCTGACGGCAGATGCACCAGATGTGGTACACGTTGCTGTGCTTGTATGAAGCGGGTGGCCGAACGTGAACGTACCAGAACGGCCTTTTAAGCCGACTATAAATGCCTCGACTGATCGTGCCTCGTCATAGCTTAATGGCGGGAGAGTGACCTCACACTGCCAAGAAGCGCCACTGTGGTCAAACACCTGCTGGTCATATGTGAAAGGCGACTCTGTTACAGCGACACTACGCTTCAATCGCATATTAATGTTCTGTATCCCAACAGATGGAAATGCAAGTGGCATTTTATGCTCCTACTAATGCTTTCGAGAAACCGCCGCCACGCTGTCGGGCATCTGCTACTGCGCCTTTCGCGGCATTGGCAATTTGTGGCATCAGTGTAGCAATTTCTGCCCTAACTGTCTGCTGTACGCCAGTTGTGACATTAATGGTCTGGTTGACAACGACATTACCGCCACCGCCTCCCATTTTATTATTCGGAATAATGTTACCGCCACTGTTAGGCACAAATAACTCAGGACCTCGCTCACCAACCAGATATGGAGTGTTACCTTGTACCGGCCCTCCTAGTGCTTTTCCACCGACAGCAGGTGCGGTTGTTCTTGCGCCTGGGAACATGGCGTCAAATAGAGGCTGTACTATCATGTACTTAACATACATTTTCATTAGAGAGTCAATAATAGACCGCGCCATATCTTTCATAGCATCTTTGAAGCTTTTCGCGCCCGACATCATATCTGTGAAGCCCTGCACCATAGCGTCAACAGAGCCCGTCACCAATCCATTTAAATCAGAGTCAAAATCAAAAACCTGATCTTTTACATTCTTAAAAGCACCGCCAACCTTATCCTTAAAATCAAGAGCGCCTGAGACTAGCTTTTCAAACCAGTTCTGCGACCCTAGAGTGACGATTTCATCCATCAGCGGCTTGACCGCTTCATCCTTGACTTGGCCAACAGAGTCCCTTATTCGCTCTAAACTAGCGACAAGGCCTGATTCGTCAAATGGAACAGGGGCTTGTGGGCCAGCTTGCAATTCAGCCAGTTCTTTTTCTAGCTGTATTCTGCGGTCTAGTTTAGCTTCTAACTCTGTATTGCCTTTTCCTCTTGAAGCCTCGCTGGCTCCTAGTCGGTAAAGCTCTGTATTTAATTCTTTCAGCTCTTTCTTTTTCTTTTTGGTTTCCTCAGAGTCAAAGAACTTTCTATACACAGATTGCACTTTAAATGCCATAGTCTGTAGTGCATTCGCTATCCCTGCTATAACCTCTACTATCTTAATGAACGCATCAATCGTGCCTTTCGCTATGACGTCACCTATCTTAGAAACATCACCGTCAGCGGCTTTTAGGCCGAGTTCAACCAGTTCATCAGAGATAGCTTTGATAGCAGGGGCGAATGAAGCTACAGCTTGACGGCTAAACCCAGTTATCAGCGTCTTGAGTCTACCGAAAGCGTCAACAGAATCTTCAACGCCATCTACTGCATCTTCGGAAAGAACCAAACCGAGCTGTTCGGCATCTGCAAACATCGCTTTTAATGCTTCAGAGCCAAGCCCTAATGTATTGACCAGCGCGACACCTTCACTGTCAAACAGCTTCATAGCGACACGAACCTTGTCGGCTGGGTCGGTGACTGTCTGGAATGCTTTAGAAAGTTCTAGGATTTGATCTTCAAGAGGCAGTTTCAATAACGCTTTAGCGTCAAGGTTCAACTCTTTGAGCGCACCTTTCGCCTCACCTGTACCTTTGGCGGCTTCAGCAGTTCTTCTTGTGAATCGCTGTAACGCCATATTCATGGTATTGGTTTCAACGCCAGTTTGCTGTGCGGCGAATTGTAGTTTCGCCAGTGAACCAGCACTAGTGCCTATCTTTGATGAAAACTTGCCGAGGTCATCTATAGACCTCATCGTTGAGATAGTTATCGCAGTGAATGCGGCGCCGAATGCGGCTCCTAAACCGAGCGCTATTTTGACTACCTTGCCTATAGCGGCTTTCATCATACCGAAAGTTTTAGTGACTATAGATGTGAGCTTCGGGAACCTTTTCTTTAAAGAATCAACAGATTTCCCGACTTTGCTAAGATTGCTTCGGACAGCAAGGAATGCTTTCTTAGTGCTATCTAATCCTTTCAGTGTTATTAGAATTGGTTTTATCATTAGCCTCGCCAACTATATTGTGATATGCCACCCACTCATTCAAGTGGGTTACAGGTGTCTGCTCTGCTTCAGCAATGCTCATGTGAAGGCGATCAGCCAAAGATAATAACGTCATCCTTGAGTGATCGCTTTTCAGTTTTTTTCGTGTGCCTCAACCGAGTCCATATCGGCGAACATCTGATTAGCAATCTCAGAAATAATGTTGGTTTCTTCACCCATTAAATCCATTCTATCTTCTGAGGAAGCAAATAGCTTTTCACCGGCTTCGTCTGTAGCTTTCATGCAAATCAAATCCACCATTGCACCAATGGTAGTGTTGTTTAGAAAGTTGGGGTGCTTCTTCTGAAGGACATCTAAGTCATAGCAGGTTATCGGCCTGCAATACATCTTAAATGCTCCAGAATCGTCACCCCACGCAGGTACAGTCACTTCTTTTGCATCTACCTTTCTTCTGCTTCTTAACTCTTTAGCTAATCCCATGGTTTATCCCCTAAGTTAATTAAGCAGTTGCTTCGACTACAGCGCCACTGCACTGAATGGTAAAGCTGGCCTCAACCATTCCATCAAATGCGCCAGAGATGTTACGAGAAGTAACAATGCCGCCACCTGAGAAATAAGTTTCTCCAGTACCAGTGCCAGTTGGGTAGATTTCAAAATCAACGTCAGCACGCTCGTCAAGAATTAATTGCTGTGCATCAGCTTCATCCCAATAGCATTCAATGCTGACTGTGTTAGTTGCTAGACCCTGCTTGTAAGTTCGTGAAGTGTCACCCATTACTGAATCTTCAATGGTGTCCGCTGAACCTTCAAACGTGAAAGAACGTACTTCGCCAACCACGGCAACAGTCGTGCCTGAGACTTGTACTTTTACTACTCCAGATGCGCCTGTTTTAGTCGCCATGATTTATACCTCAAATATAAAGTTAGTTTGTGCCGCGTGTATATTGATACAGAACGCGGATTGTAATAATGACCCCACCAATGGGGTCAATAGAACCTTCGTCAACCTCAACTGTAATAACCTGAGTATCTAATGCGTTGCCGCCACGATACCTGTCAACGTCAAGGGCTTCCTCTACGACTTCAATTATTTTGTTTCTGGCTGTATCAATGACAGAGCCTTTAACATAACAAATCAGGTCGTAATTTATTGTTCCCATTCTCTGGGTAATAGAACCGCCGATAGAGCTATCTTCTCGGTTCTCCCCTGCGCTTCTAACTAGAATAGCAGGAAACTGTGCGTTTGATAGTTTAGCGAAATCAAAAGGTTCGCGGGTAACATAGCTAACATCGCGGTTAGGAACAACAGTTTGCAATGTCGTGACTATGTTGTCGGCTATCTTTTCCCTAATGCTCATGCAATTACCTTTAAGAATATATCTGTCAGCTTTCTTTCTTCTGCTCTACTGAAACCGAAGAATGGTCGCTTTTCGTTATTCTTTGCCGCTTTCGCCGCTTCTGTTGCCCTAGTGAAAAATATTTCAGCAGATACACCTTTAACTCTGCTGGTTATACTTCCCATCATGGTTCCCTTAAATTCAAGGTCAGGTAGTTTCTGCCTTCCCTTCGACTTCCTGAATGCCGCATAATCTGAAGTGTAAGGCTTAAAACTTCCACCTTTAAAACTCCTGCTTTGCGATGTCCTGTCTTGAATGATATTGACACCAGCCATCCCAACGACAGACAGTGCTCTAAGAGCTTTTTTACTGAAGTCTTTTTCGGTCTGGCTTATCTTAACCTTACCTTCTAATCCTTCCCATTCAAGCTTAATATCCATTATCTATCTAACCATTGGCCTACTGGTTGCTTTTCTTCAGCAGTCACAGAGCCGTCACCATCAGCATCGTATTCAACTCCATCGCTTAAAACGGATTCTAACTCTTCGCCATATCTAGCTTTATAGAAATCGATCATATTGCCGAACCTGTCGCCATCAACCCAGTTTGTCAGCTGGGGTAAAGCGTAACGCCATAACACCAAATAAGAAGATGCCATAGTGAACTGCGACCCGGTCAGCTTAGTAGGATCCATTTCTCCAGATATGCCTTTTCGCGGCCACCACTTAATTCGTAGCTCGCGGTCAATATCTGCTTTTGCTTTCGGGTGCTCAAGGTTAAATGACTCAATCCCTAGACTAAGGATGTCAGGAACAAGTTTCATCAAATCCGAATCATTACTGTATGACATTACCATTTCACCTTATCAGCCCAATATGCTCCAGACATCTTGCCTCTGGCTATGTTCTTTGCGTGCCTTGCCTTGAATGATTTTCGCTTGGCTTTGTCTGCCGCACTTTCGCCTTTTCTTGGTGGCTTAGTGTCAGCGCCTTTCGCGCCAAACCTAATCATCTTAATCTTATCGCCTTCCTTAGCAAGAACCGCGTGACTTTTAGTGTCATGCTTCGGAGTGCGCTTCGGTTTATTGTAACCTTCAAACCTTTCACCGCGATAAGTGATAGCCATATATACCTCAAATAAAAGCCCCTCCCGAAGAAGGGGCGATTAGTCTTAAAGTGCCGCGTCAGCAGTGATCTTAACACCGAAGCTGTCATCAAGCTCAGCAACGCCATATACAGCGGTTGCGTTGAGTTCAAATGCACGTAACGAAGCGTTACGCTCGGCTTCAAGGTTGAAGTCACGCTTAACAGCGATAGCCAATGCCTCTGGAGCAAATACAGCCGCAACTGCATCACCGGCTCCGTCAACAACAATGTTGGCAGACTCGTAGATGTCGATGCCAGCGATAGTTCCAACATAACCATTACGCATTGCTTCGTTCTGCAAGTCGCCACCATTCGGGTTAGCGAAGGTATTGGTCAGGTTAGCTTTCAGCTGATAGGCTTGGAAAGGATGTACTACTGCGGCCATAGAGCCAGTCACTTTGTTAGAGCGCAAAGTAGCGGCGGCTTTAAAGAGATCAGCAACAGTGATTTCCGCACCAGCGGCACCAAGGGAGCCAGAGAATCCAGCGAACAATGCAAGCAAATCTTTGTCCATCTTAGTAGCGATAGCGTTACCAAGAATAGTACCCATTGCTTGAGCTGGAGAGTCAGCGCCATAAGTAGCCATGTCGGTCAACAGAACCTGTGCGCCAACTTCACCGATAGTTACTTCAACTTTAGAAGTAGATACAGTGGTTGATGTCAGGTCAGTTCCTTCGGCAACATCAGCGGCTTCAATCGCTGGGTACTTAGGAATCTGGATAGTCTTTCCAGCTTGGCTTTGAATATTGTACTGAGTTACAAGACCCATCATTAGGGATTGCTCTTCAGCAGTGAAGCGAGCCTGTGCGATGATATTTACAAACAGGTCGTCAAGAGTTGTACTAGTTGTAGCGGCCATGATAATTCCTCAAAATATAATTAAATAGTGGTTTGGTGGTTACTTTTTCTGCATAGCACGCCAAGCTTCTCGCCCGCCGTCATTCCAGTTTGCAACCATATCTTCCACAGATTGAGGCTTCTGCGTAGAGCCACCAGCGTTACCCTTTGAGCCAATGCCACCCTGGGAGGCTTTGACCATGTGCGGGTTTACTGTCAAGAACTCAGTTACCATCTCATTGACTGATAACAAATCACCGCTGTCATTGTAACGCGGCGAACCATTATCGTCTAGCACCTCGACATTGCCATTATCGGCTAGTCTAGTATTGCCTTTAAGTAACTGTGAAACTTGATTCGGGTTTACAGCGTTATTGTTAGATGCCGCTCCCAGTATCGCCCCATCAACTAGGGTTTGCTGTAGCTTGCTCTTATAACTCTGTATTTCCATGTCTTTCTTTTCGACAGTCTTTTTCAGGATAGAATCAAACTCGCCTCGCTCTTTCTGTCGCTCAAGGTCTGCGGCTTCTTTTTGTGCCAGCAATTCTTTTGCTTCATCAAGGTCAATGCCTGATACCTTCTTGTCAAACTTGCGTTGCTCTCTTGCAACACGATCAGCGACAATTCGGTCAAGTTCTTCCTGAGTGAATGTCTTACCTGCCTGAGTTTCTACTGCCGCAGTTTCAGTGTCTGCTTCTGTATCCATGATTTCATCGCTCATGTAACGTGCCTCTTAAAGAGTGTTGGTGAATTTGGAGTGTACCACAAATGATTACTTTTTAACCATTTTCTTCTTTTTCTTCTTTTTAGGTCTACCGACCTTGTTTCCATATGTTCCTTTACCTGATGGCATGATTATGTCTCCTCAATAAATACGGGTCTAAATCTGTGACCACAGTTGTAGCCACCTCTCACTATGAACGGGTCACCTGCGGCTTTACCCGCCCAATCACCCGACCAGAGTTCTTCAATCCTTTCGTTTGTCATAACCTCGCCTTCATGGTCTCGGCAGAAAGGTCTTGATGTTTCAACCAAGCGGCCAACATATCGCCATTTTGTGACGCCAGCCTCTTTTCCTATAGCCACGTTCACAGATGCGTCAAACTGCATTAGCGTGTCGTGCATTTGCTGAGTAGCATATCTAGCCAAGCGACCATTGGAGACTTGCTTGATGGTCTCTACACTTTCGGAAAACGCTCTGCCGGTTAGAGTGTTCTGATACACCTCTTTAGAAATGACATCTATGTACTCGTTCCCTATATCGGCGAATCCCTGAAAGGTTAAATTCTGCAATTGGTTAATTATGCGCGGGTCTAATCTAGTAAAAGAGCCATATGTAGCTAACATGGTTGTCGCTTGAGCGGCTACAGCAGGATAGCTTCTTATTATCTCATCAACAGCTGTAAGGTATTCTTCTTCCACCAACTGCCTGATCTGTGGCCTCGCGGCTATAGCCCACTCTAGGTCAAACAGTTCGCCATTGTCCATCGGGGCTGTAGCAAGTAAATCAACAATCCTTTTCTCTAAGACGAGAAGTGCTTCAGCAAGCCTCTTTTGATGCTGTGCGGCGAGTTTATTCAACTCCTCCCCATGATCAATGTCTGCGGCCATTATTCTTCTTCAGCAACCTGATCTGTGAAATCACCTAGACTGCCAGTGTCGGCTTCTATCTCTAAATGCGCCTTCGCCAGCTCCTCGTCATCGAGAATCAAGTCGCTTATCTTTTTATCTATCTCCATTCCTAGAGTTTTAGACTTGACGCCAGTTGCTCTCATCTGCTGTAGGAACATTAGCTCTTTATCGTAGTCACGAAGGTCAAACGCGTCAGGATAATAGATTTCTATATCGTTGGTTATGTCTTGCCAGTCACAGAACAAGCCCCACAACTGTTCTTCTGCCAACTCAAGCAAGTCAGCTTTTTCCGATAGCTTCGCGTTCAGCATTTGAAACTCTGTCTGCATAGCTACGCCTGACATGGTTAATGCTTCTGTGCCGCGAACAGCACCCATATGGCTCATTCGGTTAATAGACTGTATCTTGTCTTGTATTGATGCGCGTACAGCGTCAAGGTTCTGACCGCTTGGCTGTAACTGGAATGGCTTGAGGCTGGCATCCATATCGTCTGGCATATTGATAATAGAACCTGCGCCAGCGGTAGCGTCTGTTCCAAACGACTTAACCAGTGTCGGGTGGTTGCTGATACGAATCAACTGTTCTATTTCAGACAGTTCTTGATAGATGGCTCTCTGCATATATGACGCATCGGATATGTCGCTGATACCTATCGCCCTAACTACTGACCTGTTCGCCGGTAGGAATACAGCAGGGATTCTGCCTAGAACATTGTCATCGGTCTCCATCAGCTTATCTAAATCATTTGTTGATTTCCATAGCTCTACCTTGTCCTTGTACCAGACCCGGTAATACGACTCTGTAGTGGTTTGGTCAACTCGTATTACTGACTCCCTGACCTTCAAATAATCAAGCTCAAATCTACCACTGGCCGTTCTTTCATAGTTCCAATCCAGAACATTCTCTGGGGTGAACATTGTCACGTAGGGTCTTATATCCTGATCAAGTTCTTCGGCTTTGGTTCCCGCAGTAGACTTCGGCTTGTCCATCATTATCCAGACATGGCCGTAAACACTAGACCATATCTGACACTCTCGAATGAAAGCATTAAAGCTTCTGCCATCGAGGTCAGCGTCTTTCAAGAAAGGCTCTAGGGCTGGGTTGTTCTGCAAGCTGTTGTAGGCTCTAGTAGGCGGGACTCGCCACAGGAAGCTAGAATAGATATGCACGATGTTCTTGCAGTGATTGTCTAACGGAGTGAGGTCTATTCTTCTTTCATAGTCCTCTGATGTTTCGCTAATATAGCGAGTGAGGTAATTGCCATCTTGATACGCTTGACCGCCCATATAAGAGCGAACATAGAACTCCCACTTGGCTTCATTGCTATCATATTCGGGGTGCGTTGTATCGGTATTCAATCTCATCAAGTCCACCTAGTCGGTTGTGGTGTATCGTATTCTGTTCGCACTGGGAATAGGTATTCTACCAAATAGCCTAAGGCATCGTTCATATGATCATAGCCGTCGTCTTTATTTGGTATGCTAGTCCCTTCTTTGTACGTCTGTCTTTCCAGAGACTTAATTGTCTGCTTACATTTTGGGCTGACAAACAAATGCCGCTCACCATCTGCTGACAGTAAACGACTATTCACAGCGTTGATTCTATCCCTAATCATTGCATGTGACTTTTTCGCCTTAACGCTAAATCCTGCGTTCTGTAAGATCGACAAATCAGTGCGACCACCTGCGGAAGTTTTCCGCTGTCTTGATGCAGGGTCTGGATAAATAATAATATGCCGAGCCGGGTAGCGGTCAATAATTTCCGCAACCATCTCGTCAGTGTTCGACCCATACATGACTATCTCGTCAACTGCATACAGCGTCCCGCCTTTACGAATGCAGATTACGGCAGACATGGGGTCAAGATTAAAATCCATCCCTATGTGCAGTGTACCATTATCGTCATTCATATCAAAGACGCTATGCTCTCTACTGAACCCATAGTAGATCAGCCCTGCATATGTAACGAACTCAGCGCAATATTCTTGATTAAATGTTCTTACATCAAGGTCTAGTTTAGCCTGTTCTATCTCTGCCGCAGGAACATTCCCTCCCTGCAATGTCGTGTACTGGAATGACTCCCATCCTTCAAGGCCATTGATACCGGAAGCCCAAAGGTCATAGAAATGATTCCTTCCTTTGGGTGTCCCAATAAATAATGCAGACCCTAAGCGGTCAGATAATGAAGGTCTAATTACCTCGTACCAAGTTTCAGGCCTCATGTCAGCAAACTCGTCAAGGACTACAAAGTCTAAAGCTCGCCCTCGCAAGTTGTTCGGCTTTTCTGCCCCTTTCAGTGATATAGAGGAGCCATTGATAAGTTTGACGTTCAGGGCTGATTCGTTTGTTCTGGCAATATATTCATCAGGAACGCAGTCCATCAGCATATCCCAGGCGATTTCTTTCGCCGAGCCATAGGTAGGGGCTACATACCAGACGTTCTTATTCTTGCCCTGTGTGGCGAATCTAAGTATCTCCCCTGTAGATAGGAATGTCTTGCCAAACCTTCTTCCAGCGACAACAGACCGGAATCTAGCGTTAGAGCAGAATATTTCACTCTGAGGGAGCGTTAGTTGCACGAGGGTCTACCACTATGTTGATTTGAGGGATTTCTTGCGGCTCTGCTTCTTGCTCTTTCCAGCCAGCCTGAGTCTTTAAATAGAATATGGCGGCTGTAACATTACCGGCCATAGCCATCTTAACTAGGTTCTGTGCCATTCTTACAGTCTGCTTCGCCCTTCCTTTTTTATAAGCCTCAGAAACCTCCGGCTGTCGCTCCTCTACTGCGCGGAAAGTATTCTCACTTATACCGTAATAATCAGCCAGTTGGCCTTTGGTGAGATAGGAAGCCAATTGCTCAAGGTTAGATATCTGATCTTGCTCAAATACGAAAGCAGGTCTGCCACCCTTGTCTTTTTCACTCATTTAGAAAACCTTTTAGTGCATAGAAAACCAAGCTGTTCCTGTACCCGCCATCATGGGTTGGAACGATAGGAGTCACTGCGTGGACATTCCTCCATGCAGGATATAGTAAAAGACTACCTGTTGGCATATCAAAGCATGCGTCATAATCTGGGACATATAGACATCCACCTTTCGCGTTGTGTCTGTGCGTGTATATACAGTTCAGCGTCTGTTTCACATTTGCTCTATCTCTGTGGAATGGCGCGGATATGTTGAAATTGCTGATGCTAGAGGTAAACAGGTCTCCGAACTTATACTTTTCATCAATGCTAGAAACAGCGACAGAATGCTCCTTGTGCTGTTCTGGCATATAGTCAGCCATAACCTTCCCCATCTCCCTAGAAGCCATGAGCATTGCTTTCAGGAAGGGCTTTGCGCTTTCAACAGAATGTACCCGGCTTCTGTTGTGATAGTCACGCCTCATATGCGGTTTCTTGACTATTGAACCGATAATGGTACTTTGCTGAACAGTCCCCAGCTTCTTTGCCTCTGCTCGCGTTATCTTCAGCTTTTTCTGTATCTTCATAACATCGGAACGCTCAAGCAGGTCTTTAGGAACTCTGTCTGATAGGAACTCCCTGTTAGCCAAAGCCATCAGGTTTTTGAGTTTTGAGTATTTTTCTGGGACGCTCTGCAAATATAGACCAACCAGCTCATCTCCATCATAAAGATATGCTGATTCGCAGACATTAGGCTCTATGTATTCACATCTTGCGCCAGTCTGTCTTTCATGCTCGACCTTTTCCATCTGTAACTTTTTCAAAGCACCTTCCTCATACAGTGTTTAGCGTATCCCTTAATGTCTGCCTTAATATCTAGCCTGTCTGGTTTCTGCTTCAGTGTTACCCATGGACTCCAAGTCATAGCCATCTTCCTCGCCGCGTCATGGTCTTTGTTCGTCTTGTACCAATCATGCAAGCCACCTGCATTGCTACCTATCTTGGGGGTATTGAACCAATAGTGGTTAAACCGCAATACACCATTACCCTTCTCAATAGACTGTAGCAAGAAGTCCCTGTCCTCTTTGGTGTTTTCCCTGTAGTTCCAATGTATCTTAGATATGTGAAGCAGAACACAACCTTCCGCGAACTTGCTGTTGATGCTATGACGTTTCTTTTCAGTCCAAGCGAACTGGGCGAAACTCATACCTACAATCTCAAACGGAAGCTTCATAGCTTTGGCCTCTATTTCCTTGAGGATACTTCCATCCTTGCGAACTGTCTTTCCGTTGTATATACCGAACGCAGTGATATCGTCATCACACACCCAAGCCCATTCGTGGTTCTGCTGGCGACACCAGTCAAGCATGAAGTTTCTAACGAACGTCATACCCATATCATCCTTGCCGATATTGACTCTATTAGTAACAGCCTCATAGCTGTCATAGTCCTGCGGCTCAACGAAATGATAGACATCATAACCCGCATCTTCGAATATCTTATGGGTCTTTGTTTTCGGCCTTCCCTTACTGGGGATACAGACTATCACAATTTGTTCATTTCTTTTCTAAGGTAATCAAGAATAATGCCGCCAACATATGCGTCTTTCTGCCTCCAGAATTTGATAACCTCTTGCGCCTCCTCGAAGTCATCAGAGTTGAACTCTATCTGTATAGCCTTCTTCACATCCCTTGTCATCTCATCAAGTTCAGCGTCATCGTCGTCGTCATCAAGAATAGAGTAGTCAAGGTCGCCAGCAAAATCAGGTATGACATCCCAGCCCAACAAGTCTAGGTCTAGCCCTTCTAGTTTGATAGCCTCTATTTCCTGCTCTAGCATGACATCATCCCAGCTAGAGTTAAGGCTAAGTTTATTGTCAGCGATAATGTAGGCTTTCTTTTCTGCCTCAGATAACCCTTCTACTGTCACCACTGGAACCTCATCTAAACCAAGCAACTGAGCGGCATACATTCGACCATGGCCAGATAGAATCATTCCTTTCTCATCAACCTGTATCGGATTATTGAACCCGAACTTATCAATGCTATTTGCTATCTGCTGTATCTGCTTTTCGCTATGGAATCTTGAGTTATTTTCGTATGGGTGTATATCTTCTATGGGTGTAATCTTAAAATCTTCATCAGCTATCATTTCACTACCTTTTTGTCGTGGTCTATCCAAGTGTTGGCTTTCAAATCCTTGATGTAATACTGCTCTTGCCCATCCTTGCTCCATTTTGTGTGAGCGATGTGCATGGGCTTATATGATGGGGCTACTTTCTTGATAAATCTTGACAGAAACCTGGGACCTGTAGTCTGCAGAACAAATCGGCCTTTCCAAATATCGTAGATATTTATAGATTCTTTTTCTTTGTAGTTCTTCACGCATTCTTTCATTGCCGCTTCCCAGAGCCTTGACCCCTGAACAGAACCGATGAAGTCGTTTTCTATCCAAGACCATCTTTCTTTAACGTGACGTATATTGTGGAATACAAACTCTTTCCCCCGCAAAGCGTCTAGCGGCTTCAAGATAAACATATCCATATCTATGTAAAACCCTCCATGGCGGTGCAATATACAGAACCTGACAAAATCAATCTTCTGTATCTCATAGCGGAACGAGTCATAGAAGTCTAGGTAACTAGGATAGTGTTCAGATATCAGGTTTCTGCAACTTTCTTCATTCCATAGAGTGTATTCATAATCGCTGTAACTCTGGCATATCCCCTTGCTTTTCAAGAACATAGGGAACTGATCTATTTCTTTGCCTGTCAGGTTGAAATAGATTTGGTGTATTTTCTTTGGAATCACTGCTCAGTCCCAAATACTTCTTCTGTGTTAGGGAGTGAGGCGAGTTTCTGGCGCACAGATTCTTCAGTGACCCGGTCTACTTTCTGCTTAACCTTTTCGCACCAATCAGCCATTACCCTGCGAGTCTGGTCGGCAGGGGCATCTTCTTTTAGAAACGAATTTATGATTCCGGTGAGTTCTGATTTTTCTGGGTCAAGCTCTAGCTCATAGCAATCAAGGATTAGCTTACAGAAGTTGATTTCGCTCATTTGCATACCCTCTACATGGATAGTAAAGGGTATTGTATATCTTTTGTTACGGAATTGTAAATTAATTAGAGGTCGTCTACCGCCACAGCAGTTAGAGATATGAGGGTAAAAATTATCATGTAAATAAGCACAGTTGCCTCCTAGTTGGTTAGGTGGGCATCTTAATGATAATGACATATGATTTGAAATGATTGTTTTGGATTAGGGGTATATCGTTAATGGTATGTAACAAAAAAAACCCCTACAGAGCAAATCTAGCAGGGGAGGGAGAAGTAGAGAGCGCAGAAAACGGTGAAGCACTCTCTCAGGATTAGTAGCCCGTTTCGGCCCCCAGTGGGCTATTCTGGGTCAAAAGGTCAAAGTAACCTCGGCCTTAGGGGGAAATTAGAATATCAAGCCGACAATCAGAAAACTAATTGATAAGAACACTACCTGACCATAGCTAAGATTGGCTTGTCTTTTGTGCCAACCTTGCAAACCTTGAGCCTCGGCAATAAGCCTGTCAGCTAACTCATTCGCTTCTTTAATTGCTTCTTTAACTTTATTGTCCTCTGGCATAACCGGGGAACTCCTCTGGTTGAACATTGTAGGCCACATCATACGCTTCCTGAACAAGCTCGCGCAAGGTAGCCTCTAGACTCAGATATATGTCATCTCGAATCATACATGATATCTGCGTTTGCATTGAGTTCCAATATAGCTCTTCTAAGAACTCAGCCTGATTGATTATTACAGGCGGGAAGTAGTCATCCCACCAGCTCGGCATATTCACTAGAAAATAATAACAGAACGCATCCTTGTCCCTATCGGTCAGGTCGATTAAGTCACCTTCCCAGCTTCTGTACTCAGATTCTAAACCCAAGACTATTTCTTGAAACTTTTCTTCTATTGCCTTTTTCATATTAGATTCCCCTATGGAAAGCCCCCGAAGGGGCGATTGATTGATTAGAATGAAGGGTCGCGGTATGACTCTCTGCGGCCAATGAACGCGCCACCATGACCTTTTATGTAACGGCCAGTTTGGCTACTCTTGCGAACAGGCTGTAGTGAGCCGTCAACAATTCGGAATGTTTCCTTCCGGCCATCTGGGTCGCGGCTATATTCGTAGACTTCATCACCGAAACCAGTTCCACCAACCACTTTGGCTTCATCGGCCTGAATAACGACGTATTGGTATTTTCCTTTAGTGAATAGACCAGAAACTGTAGCGGCTTTACGATCAGTCCAGCCAGTGAGTGTAGCCGGGTCGCCAACATTGATCTCGATTTCTTCGTTGTTGTAACGTGAGTAGAGGTAGTTAACGAGAGAGCCTGTATTAATTCCTAATTTCATAATTTATTACCTTTATTTATTGATTGAGGTGTAACCATGCGCTCAATAATCATAAAAGTAAACCTTTTTGTTAAAAAAAGATAAAAAAGATTATCCTTCTCCTATCCTCCATTCTTCTTCTTTTATTTGCTCTTTGAGGTTTCTTGAAAACTGAAGGACATCATCCCTTTCAAACTTTGGTGAAGCTCTCCATGCTAGACGCTCCATCGCTTTGATTCTGCGCTCGCCGTATGTATCTACCATGTATTCCCTGTATTTCAAGACGTAGTGGGCTTGCTTCATTCCCCAGCAATTACAGTGGGGACATTGGGGGTGAATATTTTCTTCAAAGAGTTTGAATACAGTTCGGCCTCTAGGCATGAAGTGCCCACCCTGCATATTCTTATAATGATCGACTTTCCCGCAAGTCACGCAGGAACAATACCCATTGTCATCTGACGCTTTCAGCCTTACCAGTCTTTGGAGTAGCTTGGCGGCTTTTTCAACTTCTTGAGCTACTGTAGACTTCTTCCTCTTGGCCATCCTTTTCCCCCTCTATCAAGAAATCACAATATTCTTTAATCTTCTGCAAGTCTACCACCCCACCTTTTTCTTTCCATCGGGTGATGTATTTGACGATATTACCTTCGCAGAAAGGCAATTTGTTAGCCATGATGTATTCAATCGGCTGTATCTTCTTGTTGGCGTAATGATCGCCGCCAACCTGAGTTCGTGGTATTTCCATCAATGAACCTTTTTAGTAGTGAGAATAACTTCGTCAGGTTGATGAAGATCGCAAGTGTGACATAGGCCATAAGAATCCCCGTCATCAGAAACCCAATACTCAAGAGGGCTACTGCACTCATCACAATAAAGACGAATAAGTTTGATACCGCTTTCAGGAAATTTAAAAACATTGCTCATTGTCCAACCTTTACTTTGACCCGTGAATCTTCACCGCTGTCTTTATGATACACCACAGCCGTCATTGATCTCTCTGCCCCATATCCTGAATCACTATGCCATTGGTCTGTAGCTGTCAGGCTACCCCAGTGTTCAAAGTGCATAGAGCCTACTTCCCTTGCGGTATGGTGGTGTATATGCCCTAAGTGGCAATATCTATTTTTGCTTTGACCCCATTCATCATCGAGGTTCTTAATTACCGCCTGAAGTATCTGTTCGTGTTTTATTCTATCACCATGATGGAATACAAACAGATTATTCTTCCATTGGTAGCTAATGAATTTAGAATAATTGGGTAGCACCTCAACCCTGCTTTCCTCCCTGTATAGAAGGTCGATACAGCTAGAAAGGTGACAGGCCATATCACTATCATGGTTGCCCCTGACATTAATTACCACGACTTTGCTGTGAGTCAGTAGCATTCGGTCAATAAGAATCTGGAACAATCTTCCAGCAAGCCTAAACGTCTTCCCTATCCTAGTGTCAACATCAACCATCGTTCCGGCAGTTGTCGCATTTTTGCTAGAATCAGCGTGAAAGAAATCGCCTACGTTCAGCAGAACACCAATCTCCGCAGGACCTACCCGGTCAGAAAGGTTGCTGGTCGCGTCTAACAATATTTGTGTAGCTATCTTCACATCCCAGTCATCATCATCCATTTTGGTTTCTGAGTCTGCAAGCATACCGAAATGGTGGTCGCCTATCATATACATAGCCAAGTGATCAGAATCTACCAGCTTGGGTAGCTTTGCCGGTTTCTTAAAACTAGAAAGATTATCGGTAAGACCTTCGGCTATAGATTCCACTTTCGCTTTCAGGCTTCTTTTTTCAGGCTCTTGGATAACCCATTGCAACGCTACAGAGCCATCTTCCTTGTAAGCAGTGGATATGCGCTTCGCTTCAAACCCTTCCGCTGTCTGATGTGTCAGGTCTCTATGAGGCGCGACTCCCTGAGTTGCCGCCAAATACTCAAGTCTTTTGACCATCCTATCCACAACCTGACGAGAACATTTAGCTTTCTTTCCCGCCTTTATGTGGGAGCCTTCAGATATTACCGCATTGATAACTTCTCTCTGCCTGTCTGTTTTAGCAAATTCTATCAATATTCTAGGGTCAACTTTCGACATCATTCATCCTGTTGTCTTTTCAGCTTCTGGTATTCACTGTCAGCGTCTGACTCCAGAATCAAATCATGGTTGTGCGCCCAATGATACACGTTATCAAGAAAGTGTACCATCTCGCCCTTGGTGAGAGCCGAACTTTGCTTGACCTGACCTTTTATGATTTCTTTGCCGACCTTTATATCTTCTGTACCCAAGAATCTATTTTTCATCATTAGCTTCATGTTTTCAGGTGTCGCTGTCGGTATCTTTTCTATAAAATGTTTAGACATTGTTCTACACCAAGCATGGAACAGAGCATTCTGCGATATACTTCTAGGGTTCTGATATCTCTCAACCCTGATAACAAGCCCCTTAGAAAAGTCCCAGCCATTGATGGCCTTCATAATGAACGGGAGTTTTGCCTCTAGCTCCTTCGGGTTAAATACAGCATAGTGATCTCCCTGACTCATAGCTTTCTCCTCAACCAATCAGCCGACAATCTTTCTTTCTTGTTTTCAAGTCTTGGCTGGAACTGTATTCTTTCGCGGCGCTCTTTGGTGAATCCTCCCCCCTTGAAACTTGGGAGTTCCCCGCACATTCTAACTGGGCGCAAATGCTCAGGGGTACAGAACGGGCTACCATACAGCCTCCCCTTGATAGTTGCAGGCTTGACGATAGGCTTCACATCTTCAATATTAATGTTGCAATCATCAGCAATGCTTTGAATGTTCTCTTGATTGAACTTCGTGGCGCCTTTCGCAAACTGAACGTAGTTGTATTCCTTTCCGTCTTCAAAGTAAGGATGATCACCTCTAAACTCAACATATCTGGTCGCGTTTTTATGCATTCTTGAGCTCCCCGTCATAATAAAAACCGAACTTGGATAAGTAATATTGCTTCATCATTAAATATTGGTCACCGGATAACCAGCTGATGTCAGCCATCTGCATATCTATAGTCTTAGAACGCAGGGAATCTGCTTTTCCAGAGCGCAAATGCTGTGGGGAACCGCCACGGTCTTGAGCGCGAGTTAACCAAGCATTGACAAATCGCTTGATACCCTTGGCTGTCTTGCGCTTGGATGGGTTGGCGTCACACCATGATTCCATAGCGGATAATTCTTGATGAACATCTATCTTAGGAAATGCACGCTCCCAGGCGATGATATCTTTCTGTTCTGGTTGCCAGTTGGTTTTGTCGTTGAGTATCATAAATTCCTCCTATTGGAATCTGTGTTGGTTTAATCTAGCCCACAAGTTTTCTATCGGTAACAATTCATCATGTTGTAAGTAGAGCCTATTACCATAGCCGAAGTCTGCAGAATGACAAGTTTTCTGGAAGTTGGTTCTGTCCATATAGCCATTTATCCGCATGACGTTGGGGTCTGATGTTTTCCCGACTAGGATACCTATCTGTGATTTGAACTTTTCCATATTGTCGAATATCAGCTTTCCATATTCATCATTCGTGAATTTAACGTCGATAGTGAAGTCATCAAACCAAAGGTCAACACCGCCATCAGTTGCCACGTTAATTGTCGGTAGTTCCATGTGGAACAATCTAGCGACAGCGAACTCAGCCTTGAATCCGTAGACATTGGCCTCTACTCTTGACTGTCTTTTATTTTCCAGCCTAGGAGCAAAGCCCTGCATCTCACAAAGTTTGACAGTATCTGCTCCCATTAATTGGCAGGTATGAGCGTCCTGTTTACTTAGACGTATTTTCAATGTAATCCTCCCCTAGAAACCTTCTAGCATCTTCGTCGCCCATTTCGCCTATAGGACTCGCGTGACAATGATAAAGACTATCCTCAGTTCCATAATAAAGATGGTAAGTTGAGATGTTAGCCTTTTCCTGACCATCTGAATTTAACACTCTGTCACAAGCTTCTTGCTCGCTATTAGCCTGAACTATGTATTCTCGAGTTTCAGCAATAACAGCAGTACATTTGATAATGTAGTTTTTCATAATGTATTCCTATGGTTCGGCAAGCCTCACCTGTTGATTAATAAATTATATTTTTTATATTTATTTGAGTTGAACGTAACCCTTTCACATGAGTGAAATAAAATACTGAGGGTTTGAACGACTCAGCGGTAAATTCGTGACTGTATCGGATATCCAACCTATTCTTTGATAACTACCGAGTTATCGCAGAGGCCATGTCTGGAGGGTCAACCACGCTCTGACGTTTTATCTAAGGAGTTCGTCAGCCCCAAGCCCAATCACTTTTTTAATGATGCCTGTCTTATTCACAGAAGTAAACTTTTTTGTTTATCTGTTTTACAGGGAAATGAATTCTTCTATAGTCATATCTAACGACAAGCATATTACCTGCAAGGTATGTAGCTTGATATTGGCGTTAGACCTCCACCGAATGACTTGCTGTGGAGATGTATTAGCTATTCTAGCAAGTTCCCTGCTAGTCACTGATTTGTTTCTTTGCGCTTTTTTAAGGCAATCGCCTGCATGAATTAATTCCATCGTCATAGTTTCCTGTGCTATATTGGCTTGGCGGGTTCCCCCGACTCGCAACCTCCTATGGTTTGCCCCTCGAAAGAGGGGCTTTTTAGTTCTAGAACGGAATATCCTCATCAAAGTTGATTGGCTCATCTGCTTGCTTTGCAGGAGCCTGAGACTGCGCCGGGGCAGACGCTTGACCATCGGTATAGAATACCTTGACGTTACCTAGAATCGGGGTCTGAACATTGGCTTCCCTTTCCTCTTTGGTTGTCGCCTGACTGATGAACCCGTTATTCTCATATTGATCTTGCTGATCGGTATCCACGAAAGTAGTCAGGTCAAGGTAAGTACCCTTGGCTCCCTTATACAGTCTAGACTTGTCGATCTTTGTAACATCCACACGAACATTGATTCCTACTTTCATTTTAGCTTCTCCACTTGGTTTGCTATTTCTTCAACCGCCGAGTTAACCTCAACGGACAGTTTGGCGATGTATTCATCATCGCGTTCAACCCGCACTAGAACATGCGGCATCTCTGGGTGATAAGCAAAGAAGTCCCACCATTGCCTATCGGTTATCCACATACATCCCTGAATCTGTTGCCAATATCTTTTCACCCCTTCCTGCGGGTTCATCATATATTCGGCGTGAGTTGTGGGCGCAGGGCATTTGATTTCTAGACCTCCTTCACTAGATATCAGGCCATCAGGCGAACACCCATATGCGAACTCTGGGGTAACAATGAATCCAGTCTCTATGACTTCATTCCCAGATATGTATTCATAGGCTTCCCGGGCTTCAGGCTCTAGGTCATTACCCCTTTGCATCCACTCATTCACATAGACAGGCTCACCACAGCCGCGAATAGTTTCCGCTACCAACTGCGCTATGTATTTACGAGACTGAGTAGACGGCTTTCCTGTTTGAGTGATAAGACGGCCAAAGCCACTGGCTGAAGGCTTGCCCAGTCTAGCGGCAAACCATTCATCAGTGCCTTGTTCATGGTCTAAGATAATCATGCTTCAGTCCTTCTCTTGTTACGCAAAGCGTGCATAGCCCTGTCAAATTGCGAGGCTAGAAGCTTGCTAGGATTTTCGCATTTGAAGTGATTACAGAATGCCCCAACATCAGCATCGCACTCATGGAGCATTTCCTTGAGTTCTTTTGCTTGGAAGTCATTGATTATCGCGTTGGCTACCACCGGGTTGATATCCTCACCAGCATATATGTGATGCCCGAGGCCGAACATTGCGAAGCACTTAACCAAGCAACGCATTTTGCTAGAATTGATTGCGAACTTGTCAGGGTTGGGTATTGCCTTGTTTCTATGATCCATGACAGGTAGCCACATATGGCGCATCATCACCTGATCTTGCTCGCCGCCAGTGTGAATGTGAACTACGCAACTGACTTCTACAGTCCCAGTGTCGGCGCACTTGTCAATTTCAAAAGAATAATGCAGTTCAGGGTAATGCTCCATCATAGTGCCGTAAGCCCAAGCCCACGACAGGTATGACAAATTCCCTTTCTTTTCTATGTGATCGGAAACATCAATAGCAGATAGAGTCTGCCAGACTTCTTTACTCAGGTTCATTTGTTTGACCTCCTACGGTCTGTTCCATTGCATATTGCTTACCATATCCATCATAGTAAGACTGTGATTGATCTGGCAGTGAACTGTAGCCGTAAAGACAGTCAAGCTCACCGCGATCAAAATCATTAAGATCATTTATCGTTGACGGGTCAATCATTAAGAAGCCTCCCCATAGAAAACTTCTAAACAATGATGTTCCCATATTTCGCCCCAGTTGATTCCATCGAAGTCCACGAAATCACGAAGCATCAAAGAGCATAACTTGATCTCTTCATGGATGATGTCCATGATAATACCTTCTAGCATTTCCGCAGAAGTCGCGGCATCTTCTTCTAACTCCTCACGAATAATGTCACCGAACCAAAGGTTGATGAGCCAAGTATTTCTATTTGTCCAGCCATTGTAATCTGTCATAACTAATACCTTTTTTTATTGATTGAGGTGTAACGATACATCCAATTTGATAGAAAGTAAACCTTTTCGTTAATTAATATGATGGAATCGTTGATAAATCGGCGATCAAAAAAAAGCCCCCGAAGGGGCAATATTGCTAGAGGTGTTTAGCAAATCCCCCTTTCTATGCAGTCAACGTAAATCATTTCCCCTGTGAATAACAGGATTCCGACCAGAACCATTGCCAACAGAAACTCTTTTCTAGCAAGCGCGATTTCCTCACGCTTTTCTAGGTTTCTATCAAGACTTTTAAGACAGCATTGATTAATTTTCATTGTATACCCCCACTACTGTCCATAGGCCTTCATTCGCCAGAGCCTCTTCCAGACAGCCGACAGCACTAGCACGCATATGTGACTTGACAAAATCGCGGACGCTTTCTTCTTGAATTAAATTACGCTTCTGCATATATAGTTCAATTTGATGTTCATCAACTTCCACTGAAAAATTTATTGCGACTTTCATATTAAATGCCCCTATAAAGGTTAATGGTTCTGGTTGTGTGACCGATGCGCTCTAGCCTCAGCACAAGGTCAGTGGCTTTGCTTTCCGTGAGTAAGCCTAAGTGAGCCAGCTTCCATACATCAGCATCAACGACTCCGAGTTCTTTCATTTCTTCACGTTCTTTATCGCACTTTATTCTGCTCAAAATTTGATATTTTTTTACGTTACCCTTATGACCGTGGCGTACTGCTTTTCGGCTTGTATTTGGAAGACCTGAACCTTTCATATTTATTACCTTTATTAATTGATTGAAGTAATACGATACGCCCAATCTATAATAAAGTAAACCTTTTTGTTTATTATTATGCAATAAAAAGCCCCAATTAAGGGGCTCTGGACAAAAGATAGTAGGTTGTGTCCGCTAATATGACCAGATAGCAGGGCTTGGGAACCCATCTTCTTCAGTGCAGTCATCTAGGTGTATGAATCTGCCGCCACCTTTCTGCTGTATTCCAATTCTTTTAATACCATGCTTCTGAGCCACCCTAACGATTTCTAACGCCTTTTCTCCACTAGCAAGTATATCTACGGCTTTCCCTTGCGAATGAGCGCCTGGGGACTGTTTACGAGCTTCTATGGGATGCTGTGGACTCCTGTACGCCGATGACAGCGCAAAACTAAATCCGCACTCTTCTCGGATAGCATTTAGCTTGGCTAGAAACGCTAGATCAAAACCATGCTCCCCGGTATGCTTGCAAGCCAGTTCTTTAGGCTTAAAATAGTTCTTAGGTTCTTGTGAATCTTCTTTTTTCTTGACAGCTTTAGCCATTTCTATTTCCTCATGTTCATAAGCTTGCTTGCGCCTTTAATGCCGAAGCTGGCAGATATCGCTACAAACAACAGATATTGATACCATTCTGGCAAATCATTAAGAGCCGCAAATGCTTCTTTGACTCTATCCACTACAGTCATGTCTCCGACTACTATCGCATACCCAACCATAAAGATTGGCACTGCCAACACAATAGTCCAGAACTCGTCCTTCCAGCTATTAGCAGAGGCATCAGCCATCTTAGCTTCCCAGTCAGCGTCATTCTGAATCACATTCATCTTTGCTTCATGCTTGGCCTTAGACTGCTCGGCTTTGTTTTTAAGGAACCCACCTGCTAATTCTGCAATCGGACCAAGTAATAGTTTGAGCATTACCAGATACCTTTATCCATGCTGAATAGACCAATAATTAAAGGGTATATACCCCACAGCATAAGCTCAGTTTTCTTAAACCTGTCGGCCCCTGCATCTAAGCGCTTTTCTATAGCTTGGGTACGCTCGTCAATAACCAGCATTCTTACAGCGCATTCACGCTCATGTGCCTCAAGCTTTAAAAGGGCTTCCTTAACCGTTGCCATTGATGGCTCCTAATATCAGTGCAAATACAAAATAAACAGCATAGCCAAGTAAAGCTATCCCAGTGATCTGGACGCTATTCCAGAAGAATGCCTTGCGCTTTCGGTCTTGCAGGTAAACTGTTTTTTCTCTTTGCGCGGCAATAGACCTGCGGAGGTCAACAAGTTCCTGATAGCCATCCTTGCCATATTGATACATCAAGAGTTCCCTAAGCTCGCGTTCCATCTGCTGTGTACGCTTAGTCCGAGCGTATGTCTCCATAGCTTCTTCGTTGACAGACTTGGCGGCAATGATCTTCTTAAACAGCGGGGGATTATCAGCCTGTCGTCTATGCTCTGACAGGTCAGACACAGCACCATAGAATCTCCCGATCTGTGACAAGGTATCTTCTACTTCTTTGCCAGCGGCAACCATACGCTTGATAGTACCAAAGGCATTGACGGCTACTGACATTGCTGTGACTGGATCAATCATGCTACGCCTCAATCAACGCTTTCAATGCGTCAGTGTTAGTGCAATCATCAACTGGATTAGTCAGGTCACGCAGTCTCTGTTTCTCTGCCACAATAGCTGTGGTATCTTCGCCAGACTCTATCGCTCTCTGAAACGCAACGTCTTGCTCCTCAAGCAAAGGCTTGCGAGTCTTGCGTATCTTATCCTTCGTGATTTGCTTTGCTTTATCTAAGTTGACAGTGATCATTCTAATATTTCCCCTTCGGCATAATTTCTCTCTGTTGGCTGTTCAGCCCAAGGGACATCATTGTCACTTCCATTTCCAAAATCAGCACCTAAGCCAGAATCGCATATTGCAGGGTCAATTTCCCAAGCATCTCTAAATGTCCGATCAGTAGGCACTTCAGAATCCTCTACAATCTTGTAGGGTACATTTGGTTCAATATCCTTTTGCGCTATCTGCTCAATCGTCAAGCCGCATTTAGTGCTAGGCGACATAACAGCCACACCTACATTCACACCATCTTCAATTATTGGAAATAGTATCTTCATTATCTAACCACCATTACATTCATCTGATCTCTATCTGTAAATCCACTATCAAGGTCTTCAACACTTACATAAAACTGAGTTGTAGATAGTGAGTAGACGCTAGCAGAACAGACAGAAGCGGTGTAGCTTGTTGAGCCAGTTGTCACATTTACTGAGTAAAAGCCATTAGGCATAGAGTTGGTAAAGTTAAGTCTTGATCTGCCTGTACTTATATCAGTTACGCTACTAAAGCCTTCATCATCCCGGAAAGAGTGAGTGCCTGACATCTCAAATCGACCCCACGCTCTGCACATATAAGCATCTTGAACAGACCCATACCCACAATTAAACCTTGATTGGCTTGCTATTGTCGCAGTATGGGTTGCGGCATTTGTTTCACCATAAAACCACGAAGAACCGCCGTTAGCGGCGATAGTAAGATTAGCACTGACCCCGGGTCCATTCTGTATATAAGAGGCAGAGGAAGAACCAAATCTTAATCTACCAGAGGCCGCAGTTGTTACCGCACCAGATATGCTGGCTTTTAAACCTGAATAAGAACTTCCATTGTAATAATACTTTAAGTCAACATCTCCAGAACTGCCCTGAAACACTCCGTTACCAGACGCTATTCCTTGCGAACTAGCTAAATTATTAGCATCGAGCAAGCTCACGATGCCATCAGTCACATACCCAGAAATAGTGTTTTGTGTAACTGGAGTTACCACTGTGTGGCTAAGGTATCCACCTACGTCAGCTACTGTATTAATGCGAACAGAGTACGAGGAACTAGTTGTTACATAAACCTGTAAGTACTTTGTCCCATAGGTTAGGTCACTTGATTGCTCTAAAACACGAACAGCAGTGATTCTATTTTGATGACCGCCAGAGTTTATTACAGTGAATGCAGAGTCTGCATAACTACGCAACCAGTCAATTCTGATAAAAGAGTGATCGCCTGAATCAGAATCTGAAACAATAACTTCACCATGTTTTCTTCCGCTGGTGTTTGACGCGACAGTTACCCAACCAGCACCTGCTGTAGCGGCAGAAGAACCCGTCCTTCGGTAAAGCTGTGAAGAGTTAAAACCGTCAACAGTGTCAGCATCTAAGCCAGAGCCTGAGCCATCAACAGTCTTAATTGCAGTTAGTATCTCTGCCGCTGTTTGGTCGTTAGTGTAACCATTGGGATTGCTTGCAGGATAGTAGTAAGAGCCGTGTTGCCCATCTAACAAATCAGCATCAAGGCCAGAGCCTGAGCCGTCTACTGTCTTGATTGCTGTAAGTATTTCTGCGGCACTTTGATCTGCTGTTGCACCTGCCTCTATCCCATCAAGCTTATTCTTTAGCGTAGTCGTAAAGTTCTTTTGAGTTAAGCCGCCGTCACCGACACTGTAAGTTGTGTTAGTGCTAGTGATCGTAAAGTTTGGATAAGTGCCAGATATGCTGGTAGCGCCTGAACCTGTTAGCGAAACAGTTTGGTCAGGTGCTGTGTTAGCAAACTCTGTACCAGTTAAAGACAGGCCAGAACCTGCGGTGTAAGTAGTTCCTGCGCCTGTAATTGTGAAGTTCGGGTATGTTCCAGATACAGTTGTTGTGCCAGCACCTGTCAAGCTAACAGTTTGATCTGGGGCTGTGTTAGAAAACTGAGTGCCTGTGAGCGACAGACCACTTCCCGCAGTGTAGGTTGTATTACTGTCAGTCCAAGGTACATTGACAAACATCTTTTCAGATGAAAGCTCTACAGGGTAGTTTTTCCCGTTTTCAGAATAGCCAATCTTCACCCCACCGCGTGTACTAGACGATGATAGAGGCAAGCTGTAAGTTGTGTCGGTGCTGGTAATTGTGAAGTTAGGGTAAGTGCCAGATATGCTTGTAGCACCTGCGCCAGTCAATGCGACAGTTTGGTCAGGGGAGCTGTTGGATATAACGCCACTGCCAGATATACCGATACCAGCTCCTGCGCTGATTTCGCCTAGTACAGAAGCGGTAAAGTCAGCACTGACTGCTTGATTCGACCCGTTTCCTAAGAAGAACTGACCATCATTAAGGTTAGGTACAGCATTGGTTCGACCCGCACCCATAACCTTTATGCTACCAGTTGATGCGTGAGATCGCGTAACCTTACCAATCTTTTGGATTTGTGACGATTCGCCAGTGGGCGCAGTTGTAGTCAGTGTTCCCGTATTGCTGACAAATAGTTCATCGCCTTCACTAAATGACGATGTATCTAATCCCTGCAATGTGCCGAATGTAACGACAGAGCAATCAGCATTAGCCAACACAGTGGCATCAACAATACCGAAGCAAGGCATTTTGTTTGCATTGTTGGCATCGGCTTTACTGACTACAGTTTTATTGCCGCTGATACCTGAGATATAAACTGGGTCGCCTTTGGTTAAGGCTTCACCCGCCTGACCCTTAAACAGAATCGCGCCAGTCAGGTCACCGTTAAATCCAGTAGCCTCTACCTCACCTGTGAACGTGGCGCCAGTTAGCTCCGCATAACCAGTAAGATCAGCAGACTCTAACTTATCGTTGTTGAGGTTGGTGAAGTTAGCGTCAACCTCATTATTTGTCAGGGGCGATCCTTTGCCCGATCTTGTTACTATCGTAGACATTGGTAGCCCCTTTCAAATTAGGATGCGGTTAAGGTAATAGTCCAAGTAACTGACATGGTATCGTCAGCTTCCTTATTCACCACTGAAAACACTGTGCGGCAGAGCATAGTTCCGCTTGACGCGGCATTGAATATACCAGCTTCTGTAACAGCACCAGTGCCTTCGCCAGCCTCAAAAGACGAAACGTAGGTAATTGTGTTGTTAGATGCAGTAGAGCTATCCAGTGCTTCTCTTGAACCTAGAATAGAAACCAAGTCAGTCTGACCTGCGGCGGCGGCAGTTGTTCCCGACCCAAGAGCCATGTGGGACATGACGTTAGCAGAAGCCGCTGACATGCGCGAACAGATAAACTCTAGCCCTGCCGACACAATCAGATTCTCAATTTTGCGCTCCTCTTTCACATTGCCATTTTTGTCTTTCAAGACTAGGGCAACATCACCGCGCAGTTTTAAATTTTCGTTTACCATTTCACACCTCTAAAAAGTTCGGCTGTAGCCGACATAATCTTCTAAAAAATAACCAAACTCTGCATAACCTTGGCCGCGCAGAGAACCAGAATCAGTTGACCCGATTGTATCACTATTTCCCTTGCCTTGTGTACTAACAAGATTATCTGACAATACAGCCAGATCAGTGCGCACTTTTACAAATGACATCTCCTGATCGTCTTGCGCTGTCGCTTCACCATCCAGATCATCTGTAGCAAATAATCCTTCAGTAATGAATTTATGAAAATCCATGCTGTGATCATCCGACCACGTTGCAGAATCGCTTAGAACCTTCTGTCGCAGAATATCTATGCTTTCAGATACACTTGAGGAATCAGTCAACCCTTTAGATACTAGAATGGCTATTCCATCGCCTATTCCTGCGCTGTCAGCTTTCACCTTTGAGTAGGCTAAACTTATCTGTTCAGATAAATCAGCTTGGTCTGATTTGTTCAGGCCGACTAAGAATTGCGCAACATCAGATACAGAAGGAGATTCAGTGAATGCCCTGACAAATAGTCTGGCTATCAGCAAAGAGTCTGTGAACCCAACGGTATCGCTAAATGGCTTCGATGTACCCTTGCTTTCGTTGTCTGTAGCCACGGCCTGTTCAGCCAGTGACTTTAATGCCTCTAATGCAATCGCATCTGTTATTTGCGGTAGCTCACCAAACGCTTTGCCGACTGCTTGTCTCTGTATATCGGAAAGAGATATGTTTTCTTGTCTGTGCTTCCCGTACGCTTTTACGTGCGTTTCGGCGACTGCCAAGCTATCTTGTTTCGGCTTGTTTACATTCTTAGGGATTTGTTCAGTTAAAGAAACATTTTCTGACTTTGGTTTCCCAATAGCGTGAGTAGAGTCATCAGATAAGGTTCCGCTGTCATTCAGTCCTTTACCTATAATCCTGGCAACGACATCAGAGACACCGACCGCTTCAGCGAACTCTCTTGCAAGTATCCTGATAGAAACAAAGATCGCTTCAAATACAGCGCGATTGTGACTAATCTCTGCCTTGGCTCTGCGCTCTTGTATATTCGCTACAGCATTATTAAACTCGACTTGAGCCTTTGCCCGTCTTTCTGCAATAGCGGCGATAGCCCTGTCTACAAATGCCGATAGATTAATCATTCAAAGTCAGCGCGGATATAAAACTCTAAGGTTTCAAATACAGTTTCAACAGTAGAATCGTTGAAGGTAATCTCTATTTCACCTTCATAGTATCCCTCTGTGCGATCTAACTGACCCGCTTCAAACTGGAAAACAGCGATACCATTCTCCAAGTTGGTTCCTGAGTTACCAGCAGTTACAGTGAACAAGGTAGTTGTTGAACCTTTAGCTCTAACTTTTAACCTTACACTGCCGCCACTGCAATCAATTTTACTGCCATCATTTGCCCTAGTCAGGGTTGCCTGTATAGATACACCTGTATCGTCTTTCACTAATTGATAAATCATTTTCTACTCCGGCTTAGTCGGCCATATTATATCACTGAGATCGGTTGCATCCGAATTATTAGCAGGTAGGTTACGCAATGCTTGCCTGTATGTCGCCCACTCTGCTTTTTTGGAATCTGTTAGTTGATTATCTGGAACTTGAGTCCAATCGCATTCAGATAGTCTATAAACCCTTTCTGTGCGTATTCCTAGCCACAGCCTATCTGAGTTTAAATGCCATGATTCATCAATCCAATCATGGAAAACAGAAGGCTTATCTTCTCTAGTTTGCCAACCATCTTTCCAATACCATGTCTCTACAACCTCGCGGTCAACAGATTCGTGGCTTATATGTCTTGCGGTATGTTCATTGTAAACCTGACCATCAACATACATATCATCAACAGCAGGGCTTATTGTGTATGCCACCTCGCCATTCTGTGCAACCATAGCTACTTTTATCATGCGAATTTTCCCACCAAATTAGTTTTTACTTGATCTGAAGTACTTGAACCTGACCCGCCTACTATAGCCGCGTATGTAATTACAGCCTTAATTTCATCAGTCACGTAATCAAATTGTTGCATATAAGCAGATACAGCAACCGTTCCGGGATATTGGTTGGATGGGTGGTAAGCAACCCACCCACTTCCATTCATAAGACGAAAACATCCAGATATTGAAGTAGGCGAATAAACTGCTTGTGACCCTGCTGTCGTATTATCTGATGCTACAAACAAGCATTTAAAATTTTCATTAGTACTGCTGAACGCTTCATCACCGTTAGACTTGTAAACCTTTAATCCATATCCATTGTTAGGTGATGATGGCATCTCAAAAGACCTAAGGCAGATTTTATAATCAAATGATCTGGTGGCGGTACTACCCAGTGGAGTAGTGATATAAAACCCATTGGCATCTGTTTGCAACCAATAAGTGTTAAACCCACCTGATTCAGTTTCTAGGCTTGGCTTTGCAAATAAAGCCCATGTTGATGGAAGATTTGCAGGCCAATTCACTCTATTTGTGACGTTTCCAAGACTAGAATAATAACTTGTAGTTCCAGTCCCGCTGGCCAATACAGCAAGATTGTCGTATGTGCCATCTATCTGCGTAAATCCGCTTTGATTCACAGCTAAAAACCCATAACTCATATTCTAAATACCTGTATAAAGTACGGCCTGCTGTTGTAAGAGTCGATATTTTCAACAGTCAAGGTATTTGTGCTTATTGAAACGTCAAGACTAAAATTTATTAAACCTTGCTCGTTAACACCCCAAGTCCCATCAGTGCTTAACCCTGAGACTGTTATGTTGACTGTAGCACCTGCCGCTAAAGTTCCAGAATAGTTAGCTACATAACGAAACTCTCTGTCATTTGTGTCTAGCCTGACATTGCCGTTTGCGTCATATACCTTTAGCCCATAAGCCATTACAGATTGCCTAGTTTGACGCGCAATGTTGACCCGTCATATATCTTGATAACGTCAGAAGATATTTCCATTCTTGAACCGCTTGCGGCAGATTTAATATTTATTCCTGAGCTTGAAGTTCCTGCTATGTTTACATTAGACACATCAATAGTTCCCGTCTTTAACAGGCCACCATTAATAGTCGTGATTTCAGTGCTAGAGGCATTTGCCAACTCAGAGTTTAATGTTGTAAATGTTACCAAGCCGTCAAACTGAGTAGATGCAAACGGGGCAGAAAACGTGATTGTCTGTGCGCCTCCGAATGTAGCTTCTGTGATGGTGAAACTACTTGCCCAGAATTTACCATCTGCACCATTAATGGTTGGCGGGTTCTTTTGCCAGTTAGCAGTCAGCCCACCGAATGATGCTGTATCGTAATTAAAGGATGACGCGCTTGGGGTACTAGGAGCATTAGCGCTAGAAACAGTGTAATAGACATAGCCATTATCTGCCCTTGGCGGTGAAGCAGGAGCATTAGTGGTGGCGCTGACTATTGCTGTGAACGCTGACTTGTTCCCGCTGTAATCTACTGACTTAATCTTGTAAAAGTAATCTTCCGAATCATCGAGAGAGCCATTAACAAACGATGATGGCAAGCCATGACCGCCAGCAACACTAGCTATTGCTGTATATGTCCCGCCTGTTGTCGGCGCTCTATAAATCTCAGCGTTAGAAAAGTCTTTGTCAGATGGGTTGACCCAAGCCAATGTAATAGCACCCTGACCTCCGGTAGCAGAAGGAGATGTCGGTACAGCTGGCGGCGTCGTGTCTCCTACCGCTGTGACAGCGGCAGTTACAAAAGAACTTCTTACCCCAAGGTCATTGACCGCCCTGACTCTTGTGTAATATGTAGCCGCGCCAACTGTTGGCGTGATAGTAAACTGGGTTCCCTCGACATCGACAGAGTTCCAGTCGCTATTGTTTAAAGACCACTGAAAGTCATATTTCACAACAAACGCATCTGCACTGGCAGTCCACGACGATACGATCTGATTCACAGATGTGCCATCTAGGTTTATAGTCGTAGAAGCGACTCCTGTGAACGCTGTTGGCGCCGCGACACTTGACCCGTTATACAAGTCAACCTCACCCCCAGCCAGATAATCTTCCTCGTCACTACTCTGCCAGTCAAATATTGAAGAAGCAGTTTCAATAGCGTCAAGGTTTACAATAATTTCACCGCTGTCGGCTATATCAATATTGTATCCGCTGACTTCAAATACTTT